ACCTTGGCCTTTAAAACGCCCGGACGTATGAGAGAAATAAGAGCGGCTAGTTCGTTAATGCTTCTTGGCTTGGTTTTCTTGGCCCAGTGACGACCCAAGCTAGACTCAAGCTGAAAGACACCTTTAGTGTTTCCTTCGCAAATTAAGTCCCAGACGTTGCTATCTTCAAAATTATTAATATCAAACATACAACTCGCCATTAGCAAAAGCCTTTTCAAATCTTATTTTTTTAGATAAATTTCTTTGCAGCAGAAGAAACTTGATAAGTATATTAGCTGTATCTTTAACGTCCTGTAGAGCGTCGTGAGCGTTTTCTTTAGAGATGCCAAAGTAATCACGTAGGTAATCCATACTGTATCCCTTTACGTCTTGATTGTTCTCAAACCAGCAATAAACGTGTGGCATTAAATCCATTGTAAAAATTTGATTAAAGATTTTCTGTCTGCCCCTTTTTTCGTCAATTGGCCCGTACATTTTGCACATACGTTCTACGATAGGCATATCAAAGCCATTAATATTATATCCAGCAGCCACCGGTGCGGTCCACTGTGTGCCTTTAAAGTTAAACTTATCACAGAACTGGGCGAACTTTTTCCATACAGTTTTCGGTAGCGGGCCTGTGCCTATATCTTTTCTAGTCCTTCCAGTGACTTCAAGTGCCTTTTCTTCAATTGGATCAAAACCAGCCGCGACAGCTTTGTCGTCATTATTTATGCATCTTATCTTGCTTTCAAAATATCCTCCCGGTTGTACCGTGAGTTTTCTCGGATGTAGTGCCACGGCGGCTATCTGTGTGGGTTGACATCCGTGGGGGTTAGAGCCAGTCGTCTCGAAGTCAAATACTATGATATCTCGATAATTAATAGCTATCTCCTTTATTTATAGATTGTTTTGTTTTTCAATTGGATGAACTTTTCAATAGCGTCATCTAGAGTGTAAAATAAGTCATAACATCTGTGTCTGTCTGACCACACTTGGTATTTTGCTTTTGGTACGCCAAGAGGATTTTTAATATAGTTTTGCAAGTTGCAAACAGACACACCATTGCTATCAATTGAGCACCCAGCAAAAACTACAGATTTATATTCCTGCTTTCTAGCTTCAGTCATTTTTTACAATCTCCATTATTTTAGATAATAAATCAATTCCAAGAACGTCAAATTTTACGTGGCCTAAAGTTTCTAAATCTCCCATATCTAAAGATGCCACTGGATCTCCAGACTTGTCGGTAGTCATCGGGCAAACGTCTGCGAGTCTATTTTTAGAAATAATTACTCCTGCGGGATGTTTGCCTTGTGACTTATTTGTTCCTTCAATTTTTATAGCTTGTTCAAACAGATTGGCAAGAGGGCCGCTTAAACTTCCGTCGTCTTGCATTATACACCAGTTTTTCAGATTCTCAGGCTCATTTTCTAAAGTCCATTTAATAATTGATTTTTCTTCCATTAGCTCAAGCTGATCTGAGATTCTGGCTTCATCCGGTATACTTTCAGTTATAGCGTTCATTTCAGAAAAAGACACGGCCTCATTAATTCTCAAAACTTCTTTGACTGCTGCCCTGCCTTGGAGTCTGCCAAATGTAATCATTTGTGCCACATTTTCTTCGCCGTATTTTTCTTTAATATAATCTATAACATCGTCTCTGTATTCTGCTGGAACATCCATATCGATATCAGGGAGAGAAACATGATCCTCTGTATTTCTTCCCTCATTGTAAAATCTTTCGAAAATCAAACCATATTCAATTGGATCTACCTCAGTAATCCCCATCAAATATGAGACTAGACAGCCAGCGGCAGATCCTCTTCCGGGTCCGGCAAGCCATCCTTTTCTCTTAACAAAATTAATAATATCTTGAACGATTAAAAAATATCCAGAAAGCTCCGCCTTAATTATAACTTTAAGTTCGCTTTTAACTCGTTCGGCGTATTCGTTTTTAATTTCTTCTTTATCTACTTTGCCGCTATCTATGAGCCTTTCCTTCCAGCCAACTCTACAAAGCTGGGTCAAATACTCGTCTTCGTCGGTCCCTTCAGGACAATCAAAAGTGGGAAGCATTGGCTTCTCTGCAACTTCATAGTCTTCACACATGTCTGCTATTTCGTTAAGCATCTTATAATCGTTATCGCCAATATCTTCTGGGGTTGGCAGATAAAAGTTGGACTTTTGAAAAAACTCTTTATTTTGAATGTCTTCTTTTTGATTTAATAGTTTAGCAACCTTCTTCATTGTTGTCTTCATGCCAGAGCAAAGTAAAATTCTATGACAATCCGCTTCATCCTCAGTGACGTAATAAACGCTGTTTTTATCATAGTTGTATTGAAAATGATTGCTTTTGAAAAGCTTTTTAAAACCGTTCGACTTCTTAGAAACGCATAGTAGATTGCCTTTTTTTGCAACAGATTTCAAAACTTCTAGCGTCTGGTCTGAAACATATTTTATTAAATCAAACCATCCTTGTTTGTTTTTTGCGAACAATATGTAGTCATCAAAATCACATCCTATCAATGGCTTGATACCATTTTTCTTGCACTGCTGGTGAAAGTCAACAGCCCCTGAAAGCGTTCTGATATCTGCGATTCCACAGGCAGAGTATCCATATTCTTTGCATTTCTTTGCCAGTAAATGGTTTCTACAGAAGCCCTTTTGTAAACTGTAGTGAGTCTTGCAATTTAAAGGTATAAAATTATTCATTTATTTATCCGGGTGCCTCGTAATATCCAATATTGTGTCCTTGTCTGGTACATCTTTCTATTGTGCCGTCTTCTCCAAAAGCCTGTAAATGTTCTTCTACGTGCTGACACATTGATGTGTTAGTTCCGGGCCAGTTGTTTTTGTAAAAATGACAAAGCTTTGTACATTTAAAACTCTTTCTATTTCTAGATATCGGCATAGGGTATTCATTTCTTTGAATTTGTTTGAATCTTTTTTCAAGCATTTTAAGAAATTTAGTTTGATCCGATTCATCAAAGCACATACTAAAAGGACCACCGTCTCTAATAAAATAAATAGACATGATCGCTTGTGCGTAGTTAGGGTATAGTTTTGATATAGCGTAGTTATACAACAACAACTGAGGATCTTCAAGTAATTTATCATAAGTTTTTTCTTCGCCTGTTGCCCAGTTCAATCTTCTCCCGGTTTTCCAATCTATCACCTCTATCGTATCATCTGCCACCTTGGTAACAAGATCGATAGTGCCTTTAATGGCTAGCTGTCCTTCTACTGTTTCTCCGTCTGGCATCTTATATTTAAATTTCGCCCACGGCTCTTCAATAGGAATATCAAACTGCGGCTCTGCGTCTACTACGTCTCTTTTTCTAGGGTCAAATTGTCCATCGTTGTACTCTAGGGCGGTATCTACAGAAAGTCTACAAAATTTTATATCGGCCCCAGTATATTTGTGGGTACAGTTTTCGGTGTAATATTCGTAACTTCGGTCTAAAATTTTTGAAACAAACTTTTTTGTAAAAAGACTACGCGGAGTAAAATTAACTTTTCCTATGGCGTCATCTTTTATGTATAAGCTTTTTTTATCCGGATTGTCTTGTAGCTTTTTTTTACATGACGCTAATACCTCCATTACCTTATGGACTATGGTTCCCAACTGAGCCTTTTTTCCAGACGTGGACCTGTGTCCCAGTACATAGGTTATAAAATATTGCATTTGGCAATAGTCATAATTATTGTAAGAGGAGCTTCTGATATATGTTACGATCATTAAGCATCTTTCTTGATAGTGTGAATCCCGCCAACTAGTTCGGGTTTTTGGGCTGGTTCTGATTGACTGAGTTGTTCTGCCAAGCGTTGTTTAATTTCTTGTTTTGCTATTTCTTTTCCTAGCCATCCCCACTCATCTAAAACTCCTATTACCCTTTTAACTGTTTCGGCAATGGTTAGATTTTGATTGTCAATAACTGCATCATAATCATCCCATTCCTCTAGGGCCGATTCGCTGCTATGTGGGTCTTTGTGGTCTGATCTAGTTAGTCGTATAACCTTGCCCCCGGCCTTTTGCACAGCTTCCGCTTCGTTAGGAAATCTACAGTCGTCTATTATAGCAAGAAGTGGATCTTCATTGTTAATATCTTTAATACATCTTTCGGCCCATACATCGCTGTATATAGATCTACATATGTCAGTTCCAAAATACTGTAAGAACTCTCTTGCCGTCAATCTTTTTCTCTTGTTTTTTTTACTCGCGTTGGCTCCCGGCAAATCTCCCCACCTAATATTTGTTGTGGTATTTTTTTGCTTGTCTGTGCCGTGGCACTGTTCTTCGGTTAGGCCGAAAAGTCCAGTTGCAATCTCTTTCAAAGGAGACGAAAACGAATAACTTTTAACGAATGGCCACATACTATAAATGGCCCATTCAGCAAAAGAAAGATCTTTCCTGTTTACATCCAGCATCGCGTCTGCTTTTTCTTCTTGTCCATTTTCATTTAATATATGTGTGGTAACGATTAACTGTCCATCTTCAGTAATTTTGAAGTTTTCAATTATCGCGTGGCACCTCAATTGATATCCATGGAGAAAGTTCGAACATGTTGTTTTGCCCGATTGTTTATTTCCGGCAATTGCCAGTATTCTGCTCTTCATTAAAAAATTCCTTTCAACTGAGGGTAAAGTTCTTCTTTTATTTGTTCTATTGTCATGTCGCCAACATCCTTTTTAGATATAGAGGGGCGATAGTAATTAAATCTTCTTCCGCATATTTTAATTATTTGATCGTAAGCCTTGTTTCCCGCTTCGTCAGAATCTGTTAATATCACCAAGTTTAACGCTCCTGACTGCTCTAGTAGCATTAATTGATCTTCGTTTATACTAGCACCAAAAATCCCAACACAGTTTTTAATTCCGGCTTCATGCATTCTCCACACATCTCCTTGTCCTTCGACCAGCATCGCGGTGGAGGTTTCTAAAATGTGATTTTTTGCAATGTTTAGTCCGTATAATACAGATTTTTTAAATCCTTTGCTGTGCAGCCATTTAGGCTTCATTGACTCTTGTGTAGACCTGCCAACACATCCTACATAGTTATAGTCTTCATCGTATACAGGAACCACAATTCTTCCTGACATTGGTTGATTTTTAGAAAAACATTTTCCTACATCAAACAAATCTAAAACCTCTTTTGTATACCCTCTGTTGATATAGTATTCTGCTGGTATTTGAATTTTGTTTCTTATGTCGCCTCGGCTTATTTGTCCGGGCTTTCTTTCTAGTTTTCTATTGAATACTTCAATCGCTTTTAATTTTGGTTTTTTGGATTCTGAATACTCTATATCATCAATAGATTTATTCAAAAAATTAGAACAAAACGCAGCAGTCTCATTCATGGAAACGATTTTATCTCTTTTTTGAGAAAGACACCCTCTCACAAATCCGAATAAGTTATTTGCAAACTCTTCTTCACAGTGCTGTGTCCAACAAGACCAGTTTCCTTTATTTGTCATCCCGTCTGTAAAAATACAACAAGCTTCTGGATTGTCTCCACCGTGAACCGGACAAGCAAACGCATATCTATTAGGATACTCAACATAATCTATATCAAAGTAGGCCAGTATAGACGGCAGCTTGTCAAGCATCTCGTTGCATATTGCTGATATCTGATTCTGTTCCAATGTCTTCATCGGTTTCAAATCCTTCTTCTCTTGATCTTGCATTGTTGTGTATTTCGTTTCGGGTGTTTCCCTCGACGATTCTCCCATATTTACCAAACATTTTCATACTAACGTAATCGCCATCGTCCAGCCCTTCTCCATGCCTAGCCACGACGGGAACTAATTTTCTATTTCCATGATCCGCACCATCGGTAATTATCTCTTCTTCTGATTTAAGTTTAAAAATTGAAAAGCTTGTGCAAAGCCAAATCAGCCTGTCAGAACCCGAAACAACATCTGTAGATTCTTTTGTGATTCCGTCCCTGTTAAGCTGCACAAAAGATAAACAAGGAACATCGTACTTAACACAAAAGTTGTGCAGTTTAGTTATTTGAAAACCAAGCACTTGATACTCTTGCATTGAACTACTAATACTTTCCGACCCCATGAGCTTTAAATAATCATAAACAAGCAGGCAGTCTTTTGTTTTTCCATTCTCGTCAAAGCCTACATGCTGGTAGATCCACTTACGCATTACAGCTAAAATGTTTTCAAACGATTGACCTGCAATACTAATGTAATGATATGGGATACTTTTAAGCTTGTCGCCTGCGGCTCTGACTTTTTCCTTTTCTATTTCGTTTTCGCTAAACTTACCAGTAGAAATCTTGTTAATATCAACACCACTGAGATTGGCCAGCATTCTGTTTAGATGATCTTCTTTAGACATCTCTGTGTCCAGCATCAAAACTGGAATATTAGAATTCTGAGCCACATTGATTGCTACGGCATCCCCAAACATTG